TTTGTTAGTAATTCATTATTTTTCATAATAATAATATCAATATCACGTTTTATAGTTGAATGAAATATATCATTTTTTCCCATAAATATATTACTTATATTACTATTTTTATATTCTATAATCTTAGCATAAATCTCACTAAATGAATTAAATTTACTTCCAAAAATATAAAATTTATCTTTTTTCTTGTAAATAATCTTATCCCTAACTAATTTTTTAACTGTTAATTTTAATAATTGTTGTCTAATAATCTGTGAAATTGGAATATGTCTTCCCCAAACAGGACAAAAGATAAATTCAGAAATATCCTTATTAATACGAGCAATATCTGCTGATATTTGACTTGATAGATCATATGGATTATACAACTTCTCACTATTTAAAATCTGAGACTTCTTAGTTAAATATAATTTATAAATATCATATGATTTCTTTAAATCTCTAATTTTTTGAATAGTTTGATAATATATGACTTTTATAAATTTATAACTATTAGAACTTTGTCTTGAAGAAGAAAACAACCCTAACTTTATAATACCGTGCGTAGTAATACAATCATATCTAATATTATATTGTAAAACATTAATTTCATTAATTTCACCTATAAAATTGTTTATTAGTTCAGTTAAATATTCATCAAATGTTTTTAATAAAAATTCAACCGCTGTATTACCATTGTAATTATACAGTAAGATTATTTTACGTAATCTTTCAGGTATTGAATTCAAAAAACTTATTAATATTTTTTCATATTGAATAATCTCTTTAAATTGTTTATCATTTATATCAATCTTAAATTTTTGATATTGTGATATAATATCTTTTTTCCATCCAGAATATATTTTTATAACGGCCTCAGTTAAATCTTGATTAACTATAAATTTTTCAATTTCTTTAAATTTATTATTAATTAATGAAAATAATTCAATATTTTCAATATCAATATTTTCTTCTAATGTATCAAGTTTAAAGTTTTGTGTTGTAAAATCAGTTAATAATTTGTAAGCAGTATCATAATTGTGTTTTATTGCTTTATCAATATGACCAGTAATTTCATTTATTAACTTATCATATATCTCATTCTTTAAATTATCATTTACAATACCAAACTTTGTTTTAAAATCTTTAATAATCTGATCTTTCATTTTAATTCTAGTTTGAATCTTTTTATTATAAGTTTCTGTATGATTTACAGCTAATGGAATAAATAGATCTGGTTGAGTCTTTCTCAATTCATTTTCATATTGTAACAATTCAATCTTTGTTAATTGCTGATACGTATCAAGTTTGTTAAAATCAATCTTCTTATTCTCATTAATATGTTTAATATAATGTGTAAGATTATTATACCAATTACTAAATTTAATTCTTGGAGGAATACCTGCTAAATAATTATTAATTTCATTTATAAAATCATCAAATCCATTTTCTTCATTCTCTAAAAGACCATAGAAATTACCACTGTCTAACATCTTTAATTCACTGCGATCTAAAGGATTTGTATTATATGCTTTTATATCTTTAAATAACTTTTTCATATTAATAACAATATTCATAGATTGATCTTGATGTTCTGTTAATAACAAATCTAAATTTTCTTGAGCCTTTCCTGAAAGTGTAAAATCACTAATTCTAAATACTAATGAAGGTTTAACATTACGGAGATCAATATCTTCTTGATTTAAATATGTTAAAAAAGAAGATAAGGGAGAAAGAGATTGTAGAGTTGTCTTATTCAACATTTTTTGTTCTGTATAAATAATAATATCTGACATTAGATAAGCTATAAGAAGTAATTTAGGATCACTTGCTGAATTTTCAGAATTTAATCCTTGAATATCACAAAAAATAATCTTCATTTCAGGAATATATACATAATCTATTCCATGAGTACAATGTGTTAATCCCTTACTTGTGGCGAAAACATTATTATTATAATTTGTATATTTTGAAATAATAGTATTAAAAAGAGTAGATTTACCCATACGAGCAGATCCTAAAATTGATACTATTTTTACATCATCATTATTTGTAATAATATCTTTTAATACTAAATTTGTATCATTTTCAATAGATATTAATGGTTTTGATTTATATTGCTTACTATCAACAACGACTATATTATGTTTATGTCCTAATGTTGTTGTGATATTAGGTTGTTTAGAGCTAAAATGAGCAATTCCATCTACAAAAAACTTATATTCGTAGATACCATCTTCTAATTCTACATTATAAATCCATTTATCTCCTACTTTAATCATTGGGATTGGAATTCCATGATTCCATGTTCCTGAAATTTCAACCCTACTACCACCTTGATGCCATATTAATTTAACTGTTTTCATGTTGTCTTTATATAAAATAAATTATAAATTAATATAATGTATATAAATCAATTTTTTATTCTTTAATTATGGCCTTGTTGGTGCTAATAGAGACTTAATACCACTTAGATCATTGCGAAGAGAAGTTACTTCTTCTTGAAGAATTTCAAGAGGAGTTCTATTTTTTAGTCTTTCAATTTCAGCAGCGACTAATAATTCTCTTTCTTCAACAGCTTTCTTTGCTTGACGAGCAACAACTGCTTTTTCTGCTTCTAATCTTACAACCATCTTTTCTGCTTCTAGTTTAATTTCTTCTTCACGACAACGAAACGCCCTTAAATCGGCTTCTTGTTGCGCCTTAAATTTTGCTTCATTTAAGATAGCTTCTTCTTTTGCTTTTGCTTCAGCAAGACGCTTACGAGCTTCTAACTGAATATCAGATGATATAGGTGATGGAATTGTAAGAGGTGAAGGAGATAATTGAGCATTAGTTACTGTTACAGTTACAGAATTTGTGGACATCTTTGGATAATAATATGGTATAAAATTTAGTGTAAAATATATATAAATCAATTTTTTTTATTATTATTGTGTAAATAATTGTTCTTTTAATTCAAATATTTATTATAATATAATGCTAATATTTTTTGATAATCAATTTTTTAAATTAGACAGTTTATACTGTAGTTGTAATATCTGCTGTTCAATATCATATGCTTCTTTTTTCTTTTTTTCTTGTTCTTCTATTTTTCTATCTGGATCTTTTGGATTATATTCACGCCATAATCCAGTAGGGTTCCAACAACGATATGATTTATTTGTGCCTAATATAGATTTACTATCCAAAATATTTATTTGAATTCCTTTTGGATCTGATATATAATGTTTATCTTTTTTTGTATCATAAAAATAATGATTATCGCAGTATATCTCATTAAATTGATTAGATTGATAATTTTCACACCCTCCCATTGGACTATAATAAGTAGAATGTAAATAATTAAATTTAGTTAATGATTTACAAGTTGGACATTTTGTAAAAAATGGTACCTTACCTTCATCATAATATGAGATCCATTCTTGAGGCATTCCTTCATAAATAGCTTGATTTGTTTGATTATTTATGTATATTATCCAATGATCCCAATAAATATTTTTTGTTAAAAATTGATTTTTATTATAATTATTTATTGTTAATTGTGTAAAGGTATTAAAACTATAATTTTTTAAAAATTTTATCATTTTATTATTTGTTTCTTCAATATTTTTTATTAGTTTTTCTTGTTCATCATTTCTTTTTTTTATTGTTATGATATTATTAATGTAATTAAAAATATAATTAAATATAAAATTACATCTTTCTCTCTTCATTAAAAAATCATATTTTTTTTTATATTTTTCATCAACTGTAATTTGATTCCTCATATAAATTATTTTTCCTGTTCTTGTATCATATGATCTAAAATTACTTTTTTTTTGGTTACCGATTAAATATGATTCAAAATTAGCATACCTACAAATTTCACACCCATGGGTCATATCATTAGATTCAAATTTTATTGGCATATTACATCTTTTTCCTTTGATACAAATTGGTATACCAAATTCAAATTTACAAATTACTGCGACATAATATAATATTCCAAAATCATTAGTACCATTATCTATATAATTACAATTTATACATCTGTCATTTTTGCAATGCCAATTTGTTTTTTTCATAAACGGACCTAAATTGTAATAATCTTGAATTTTTTCAATCTTACCTTCCTTACATTTACACGCATGTTCAAATTCTAATTTATAATCATTAATATAATCTTCATTACTTTTTTTTTCTAAAAATAATAATGATTGTGCCTCCCATGTAATTTTTTCATTTTGTAAATCTTGATTAAATTTAATTAAAAATTCATCTTCTTTTTGTTGAATATCTAATAATTCTTTTTCTTTTTTTTGTAGTTCATCATAAATTTTTCGTTGTTTTTCAATCTTTTCATTTTCTTCCTTAACACGTAATTCATTTAAACGATTTATTACTAATTCATTATGATTCAACATACTATATTGGGATTATAATATGTTTAATATAGTCTTTTTATAAATCAATTTTTTTACACTACATCTAAGTATCATATTAAAATAATAAAAATATAAAATTCGCACCTTAGTTGAGAGTGCCAGCTCGAAGAGCTTGGCCGAACAACAATATAAAATAATATGAAATATTATTTTATTTATTTTCTCAAGTTTATTATAATTTCCAAATGCTGTAATTCTTTACATAAATTATCATATGTAATTCTTGTTTCATTTCTATTATTAGAATAGGCATAAAATACACTCATTGTTATTATATTTTTAAGTAAAAAATTGATTTATATAAATATTAATTAATTATTAGTATATATTATAATTAACATGGAAAATATAATATATTATTTTTCAGATTCTCATTTAACTAGTTTTAATAATATTGTTGGTTGTAAGATCGGATCAACATGTGATAAAATATCAAGATTTAAAACATATAGAACCGGATGGAGTTTTATACCACAAATAACTATTTTTAATATAAAAAATAAGATTTGTTATGAAATAGATGCTAAAATTAATGAAGATTTCTCATCCACAAGACTTAATAATTTAGGATCAAATGGTGGAACAGAATTTTATGATTCGGAAAAAATAACTTTGGATACTTTAAGAAATTTTTTTAAAAATAATAAAATTGATGTTCATGAAGAAAAGATAACTATTGAAGATATTGAAAAAATATGTTCAAATGAATATAAAACAAATTATTTATCCTTAGAGAAAGATGATAATAAAAAAAATAAATATAAATCATTTCAACAAATGGATAAAAGAAATAGACTCCAAGCAGAATATGTAGAAGATATTTTATATAATTTAGATAAAAGAAATAAAGTTTTAGTAAAGGCACCTACAGGATTTGGAAAAACTGTTATATTATATAAAACTATTAATGAATTAAAACCTAAAAAAGTATTAGTTTTAACTCCTAGATTAAATTTAAATAAACAATTTGCTGATAAAAGATATGTAAAACATCTTAATATTGATTATAAATTTGAACAATATTCAAATGGATATATTATGGATGAACTAGATATTTTTAGATTTAAAGAAGATGTTGAATATAAAAGTAATATTATTAAAAATATATCTCAGTCAGATGAAAATTTTATTTTAATGTCATGTTATCAAAGTAGAAAATCATTAATAAAAAATATTATTAAATACAAATTAAAATTTGATTTAGTTATTTTTGATGAAGCTCACTTTATATCAGGATGGACTGATAAAATAGATAATCAAAATGAAAAAAATATAGAAGAAAACTTTTTATTAAATAATAATGATTTTATAAAAAATAGAATTTTCACAACTGCTACACCAATTGATGAGATGATATTAAATTTTAATATTTTTGGAAATCTCGTTGAAAAAGTAAAAATATATGAACTAGTTAATGATAAAATATTATGTGGAATTGAAACTATTATTAAAAAATTAGAAAATCAACCAAACGAATATGCCGATTTATCAAAATTAATTGAAAAATCAATGACAACTTATGATAAAAGAAAAGGTATTGTTTATGTAAATACACAAACAAATGCCGAAAATTTATATAAAATTATGAAAGAAAATAATATTATTAATCCTTATTTATATATTTCAAAAGAAATACAAGATATGGATAGTGAAGATGAAAAAACTAACTTTGAAATTGATGAAGATAAAGCTGTTATAATTGCTGTTGGTAAAATTGGTTATGGATATGATAATGATGATATTGATTTTATTTGTTTTGGTGATCCAAGAACATCTGATATAGATATTCGTCAAATTATTGGCAGAGGATTAAGATGGAATAAAGAAACATATCCAAATAAAATTTTACATATATTAGTTCCTTGTTATAAAAAAGATTTAGAACAATATGATGATAATAAAGCATTGGATGCTTATATGAATTATATTATTAGTGAATATGGAAATGATGATATTTCAAAAATAATAATAAATAAAAGTGAAAAAAAAGATAAAACACATCATTCAGAGTGTAAAAAGTATGAAGGAGACGATATTCCAATTGAAATATATAATAATTGGTGCACAACTGGTCATAATATGTTTTCAAAGTTTATGGTATTTTTAAAATTAAATAATATATATGATGAAATATCATATAATAAAATAAAAGAAAATAAAAATTGGATGCCAGAACTAGGGTTATTACAAACAAAATATCATAAATTTTGTTTTAAAACTATTCATCCAAATAATATTAATTATTATCCTAATAAGAAAGAAGCACAAAAATCATATGAAATATGTAATAATAAACTTATTCTAGAAGTCGGTAAGGATAGATACAGAAGATTTAATTCTCAACAAAAATTAGAAAAAATAAATCAATTAGATAAAAAAATTCCTATCATTAATTTTGATTTATATTATCCAAAAGATTAAATTATATTTGATTTAGATTTTGTTTTATTTTTATTTTTTGGAACTTCTTTTTCTTCTTCTGAATCTAACTGGATTAATTTATCAATATTAAAACTATTTGGATTTCCATAATCATCTAATGAATTTAAAAAAGCAGTTTGAATATTATCTTCATTTTGTTGTATCATCTTATTTAATTCTTCATCTAATTTATCTAAATTAGATAATGTTTGTTCCATTTTATTTTGATAATCTAATGACGGGATTGGAATATTTATTTTTAATAAATCATTTTCATATAAGGCTGGTTGTGCTGAACCTCTACCATATGTAAATATTATATTTTCTATTAATTTTAAATAATTATATAAATATGATATTTTTACACAATTATTAATTTTAGATATATACATTCCATTATTTGAAACGAATACTTTATTTTTATTAAATTTAACATATCCACAGGTGTTTCCTGCTTTTGAAATAGTTATAGTATTTTCAGGAGCATTATATTCATTATGATATCCAATATAACTTCTACCTCCACCAATAACAGGATAATCGCCATCTATAAATTGTGATTCTGTAATATTTTTACCATTATTTATTTCACAGACTTCTCTTAATTTCATTACTTTATTAAGTCCTTTATTTGTTGCTCCTTTAATCATTGCTTCCATATACATTTTACGATTCATTTGATTTGCTTCAATAGCAACTTTAAGATTATTTGTACTATTTTCAAGCGCTATTATATTTTGAATAATTTTAGATTGTTCCTCTATTGGTGGAATAGGAATTTTCATACGATTAAAGTTTTTTTGGTCTAATGATTTATTACAGGTACCTTTTTCATATTCATTTTCAATATGATTTTTTATTGATTTTAAATAATAATAAAAGTATTTATAATTTAATTTATTTATATATTTACTATTAATTACTAATCTACATAATAAATTAGTATAAGAACATATTCCATTATAATATTTTATTTTTGTTTCATATGGTCCTGAACTAGTACCACTTGATGTTGTAGCAATAAATATATTTTCTCCATTAATCAAATATTCATTATCAATATCATTACTTAATTTATTTTTTTCAGATATTGATATAACTGTATATTTTCCTTTTTCGTCTTCTTCAATTTTACCACTTGCTAATTTACCTTTTTCTAATGTAAAAACATTATTAAAATCAACCCATTCAAACTTATTTATTTTTAAACTTAAATTTTCAATATATTCATCTTTTAAGTAATCACGAAGAAACCATGATAAATTAGTTTCTAATTCTATATCATCTATTGATATAGTTGTTATTTTAGATAATTTATTACAATCTTTATTTGCTTGGATAAAATTTATTGCTTTAGTTCCTTTTTTATCTTTTTCAAAAATTAACGCACAAGTTTTTACACCAGCATGTGTAAAAACACCACCAGGAAAAAGAATAATATCAGTTATATTTAGTTCTTTCATAAAATGTTTTCGTGCATCTTTATTTGATGATCCAAAAAATAATTCACCATAAGGAAGAATAATTAAACATAATCCATTTTCTTCTAATTTAAATATATCTAATTCTAAGAATTGAATCGGTGGACTATTATCTTTTAAATCATATACATCATCTAATTTTATTTTCTTTTCTTTTGTAGTATATTCATCTAATTTAAAATTTTGTTTAATGTTTTCAAATTTCAAATCTGTTTGAAACGGAGGATTAGTTAATACAAAATGATGTTTATTATTATTAATATGAGTTAAACTACTTTCACATTTTACATCATATGGAAATTTTCGTAATGTTAAAATTAAATTCATTAAACCATATTGAAATGTTGTTGATTTAACTTCACCACCAGATAATAATAATCTATCTCCATATTTTTCTTTGAATAAATTATATCCAGTAACTAACCATCCACCTGTTCCCATACAAGAATCATAAAATTTAATTTTTTCTTTTTTATCTAATTTCTTTATAATTTCATTAATTCTATCTTCTTTGTAATTAAAAATTAATTTCATTAACTTTCTTGGTGTAAAAAATTGACCTAATTTAGAACCTTTCTTAACATAACCATTTATAATATGTTCGTATATTTCACCAATAACATCTTCATTTTGTTCTATTTCTTTTATATTTAATGGTATTATTACTTCATTTAATAATAATTGAATTGTTGGTGCTTTTTTTGCCTTAATAAAATTATTTTCTGTAAAAATTTGTTTTGTAATTGGATGATTTTTTAGAATATCACCCATTTGTCTTATAGCATCTGTATCTTCATTTAAATTACGAATTACATTTAATTCTTTTTTAGATAAATTTGATAAATTTTGAAAATAACTTAAAATTTCAGTTAATTCTTTATCATCATATAAATTTTTATAATATTTTTTGTTTAATAAATCTATTTTTCCATCTTCCTCTTTATCAGAAATAATTGGTTGAATAGATTTAATGAATAGAAAGTTCATAATATCATTTAAGGCATCTTCACCCTCTATATTTTCAGAATTATATAAATAGTTATGACCTTTATCAATCATCTTTAATATATTCTTTTTTGCTTCACTTTTGACTTTATTATCTTCTTTTTCTAATTCAATTAAAATTTCATTATCAGGTAATCTTAAATATGAGTAATCGACTTCATCTTTCACTTCATCCTTTTTAACTGGTTTCTTTTTTGTTGATTTAGGTTTAGTAGTTTGTTTTTCTTCTTCCGTATCACTATCAATATTTTTAGATGATATAATAATATTTTTATTTTCTTCTTTTATTATTTTTGATACTTGTTTTGAAACAGCAT